GCCAGCGCAGTTTCAAACGCTTGGCTGCTGTTCGCTTTTGCGCGTAATGCACGCACACCGACTGGATCGTGTCAGCGCCAATGCGGTCGAAGTACTCCGTCGATCCAGAAGTCAGGTTGCACAGATCGAAGCCCGAGAGCCACTTGGATTTAAGGTCCGTGCGACGCCGCGCATCGTAGCTCGCTTGGTTGGCATAGTTGAACACCTGATTGACTTCGATGGCAGCCAGATTGAGCCAAGGATAGGACTCGGCCTTGACCTTTAATTTCAGAGTGCGCGTAAACGAGAGCGGCATGAGCGGATTATTCACGTAGTTTCTCTGCTGCGCAAACCGTCACAACGGGGTCGAAACGTCCGTGTTTCTTCATCGTCCACTCGCTCATTTGAGCTTGCTCGCGTACAGCCAATAGGCCACGGCAAAGAAGCCGACGATCAGCAGCCAGTCGTGAAGTGCGTGGTTCATTTCCCCGCCACTCTACCCGCCCCGATGCTCTGCGCCAACTGATCGAGCGCGCTGTTGCCGTCCGGGCCTACGGGCGTCTGAGAAAGCGTCTGCATGGTCTGGGCGTGGGTGTTGACGTTCTGCGCGGCCTGGGCGACGGCCTGCTGCTTCGCCGCCGCGTCCTGCTGCTGCTGGCGCGTGGCGCGGATCTGCTGCACGTTGGCGTCCGAGCGCACGATGTTCGGCGGCACGCCCGTGGCTTTCGCATACTCCTCAATCGCCTTGTCGGCGTCGAATTTGTCTCCGGCCGGGGACTGCTGCATACCCTGCGCAATCTGAAGCACTTTGCCCACGTAGGCGGTGAACTGGTCGATGGAACTGGCCGTCACCGCGTTGATCGCCTGGGCCAGGATCGAGACGTACTTGACCCGCAAGGTCGCCTTCTGAATCGCCGGGGGAACCGGCGGGTACATGCCGTGGCGCATGCCCTCCGCGAACAGCCACTCGTGCAGCGGGTTGAAGTGATCGTAGTTCATCTGCTCGAGCACGGGCCCGAGCATCAAGAGCTTCTCCTGCTGCTTGGCGTTGACTTCCGCCGCGGTGATCGGCTGACCGCTTTTCTCCGCATCGATGAACATCGCGAAGATGTTCGCGTACATGACCGCGTTGATGCGCTCCTGGGTCTCCTTGATGTCCTCCAAGATGCCCTGCAGGTCCGGACGCACCTCGTAGGCGGGCTTAAAACCCACACCCCCTGCTTCCGGGGCGATGTAGGTGGTATCGCCTGCCATCAAGCTCGTGCGTTGATTCCGCAGCTGCGCATCGGCCACCATCGGCGGGTCGACCAACTTGTCGATCGCCTGGGCTTTGCGGCGCTGCTGCAACTGCAGGGCGCGCGCATCCCCGAGCGCGTCCATGGCCGGACCGCGCCCCCAGGCGTCCTCGGAATTGGTGTACCAGCGCGTCACCCACACCGGAAAATCGCGAAAGCCCCCGACGCGCAGCAGCTTTTTCTCCTCGCTCGCATTCTTGGCCGAATCCTTCAGGATGCGATCCGGCTCCCCGCCGCGCTCGTAGTAGATGCTTCGGAAACGCATCCCCTGCCAGCCCAGTTTCCCAGGCTGGCGACCGATGTTCTCCTCGACGCAGTGAACGATGTCGATCCAGGAGTCCAACTGGTTGTTGTCGTAGAGCGCCTGGACGTGCAGGCTGATGTTCACCCAGAACTCGTCATCTTCGGGCGTGAACTCGTTGTGCGGCCCGCGCACGCCGAACTTGTCGACCACCTGCTGCACGGTCCAGCGATAGTCGCGGTACCAGACATTCACGCGCCGATTCTTGTCGTTGCCGATGTAATACGAGCCGATCGTGTAGGGCTGGAAGTGCGGCAGGTCGGGCTCGGTGGGATCGCGCATCAGCGGCCACTCGCGCCCCAGCGCCATGATGCCGAACACGCCGTATTCCCCCAAGCACTCGTACAGGCAGTTGTAGTAATTCGACTGCGAGAGGATGTCGCGGTTTTTCTTCGCCACCGCGGCGAGCCATTCCTTCACGCCTTCCGCTTCCATCAACTGCTCGTCGTCGAACTCGTAGACGAACCAAGGGCGCGAGGGCGAGGCGGTGCCCGCGAGCATGCCGGCGGCGAGCGTGTTGTTCGCCTGCAGGGGCGTGGAATCGACAATCGCCCAGTTCCTGCGCCAGCCCTGGTTGGTGTCGACCGCCGAGGTGACGAACCAGCGGCCACGGTAGGGGCGAAACAGCGACCCTAAATCCATCCAGTTCGGCCACCAAGTCGTCCGATCGATGTTCAGGCGCAGCTTGCGTGCCTCAAGGCGGACTTTAAGCGCCTGCTCGATCTTCGGCCGCTTGCCGCGGCGCTTGGACGTCACACCGCCGACGAGGCCTTCATCGGGCGAGTTCAGATCCACCATGGTCGTCATTCGATGAATCTCCGATTAGGGTCCTGCGGCGGAAAGTACGGCGCGCCATTGGACTGCAGCCAGTTGAAGAGCGGCGTCGTGGGCGCCACGGCGAGCATCCAGCCGAACACGGTCTCCCCGCCGCCCGATTCGTAGTTCTGCGTGCTGTCCGAGTAGTCGCTCGCATGGAGCAGATCGAACACATCACCGGGCGTCCTGAAGATGCCGTTGTACCAGCCGGCGGTGACTGCGGTGACGCGAAAGCCCGTGTTCGGAACCGGGGGTGCGCCGTAGTTCAAGGGCTGCGTGAAGACCAGCGGATAGCCGTTCTTGTCGAACTGCGGCTCGAGAGAGGCCACGAACGCCGGCTGCACGTACTTCGCTGGCGGCACGTCCTGGGCACGGCTGATGAGCGCCTGCTGGACGGTGTAGTCCCACCGATCCGGGCGCGCGAACACCTGCGAGATCTTCTGCGGTGCCACGGTGCGCGTCGGGGGCGAGAACCAGCTCGCCGCGATCTGCGTGGGGTCCGCTTGGGCAATGCTGACCAGGGTCGTTGGCGTATACGGCGCGTGGATGCCGCCGAAAAGCGTTGCGGGCGAGACCTCAGCGGGAACGGTCAGGTCGGCGAGTTGCGGGCCCGCCGTGATCATGGTGGTCAGCCACCCGGTCTCCACCGGCACGATGTTGACGAAGCCCTGGATGGTCAGGTCGCGCGAGAGCTCCTGGCCTTGTACCTGGAAGGAGCAGATCGGCGCGATGTCGGTCGCGGCGAAGGGGCGATTCGCGGACGGCCAGATCTTCCCGCCAGCCTGACTGTCGTAGATGGCTTTGGCGTGCGTGCCGTGCACGAACTCCTGGCCGAACAAGGAGGTCGGGATCGGCAGCACGGACGGCCAGATCTTCCCGCCAGCCTGACTGTCGTAGATGGCTTTGGCGTGCGTGCCGTGCACGAACTCCTGCCCAAAGCCGATCGAGGTCTCGTTGGACTGAACCGCGGGAAAGACCTGAGATTGGATCTGGCTGTTGTAGATCGCGTTCTGATGAGTGCCGTGCTGGAACTCCTGCCCAAAGCCGACCTTGCTCGACAGGATGCCGACCGCAAAGACGACACCAAACCCGACCGCGCGGGCGTAATCCACGACTTGCGGCGCAGCGGAGTTACCGATCAGCGTCTTTGGCACCACGGTGCTCACGGCAGAACGAGCTCTTTCGGCGGGCTACCGGGCTCCAAGCCCGCGACTTTCAAGTGCTGGCGGTATTTGACCACCGCGTTCGTGAAGCGCTCTAAGCGCATCAGGAACGGCTCGCAGCCGTACACGAGCGCGCGATCCCCGCAATGGGCACAGATCGGCGCGTTGCACTTGCGGCAGAACGCGCCGTCGTCCTTCCACTCTTGCATCTTGATGACGCACTGGCAGTGCGTGCAGGTGCGGATGTCGGCCTCGGCTTTTTGTCCGCCCGAGTTCGTGTCATCGTTCAGGTAGTAGCCGCTTCCTTTCGCGTGCGGCGTGCCAATGAGGATCATCGCCGCTGCTCACGCTGATCGTAGAGCGAAAGGCGCGCAAGGCTCGCCTGTTGCAGGTAGGCGAGCCGATCCAAGATCGCCGTCACGGCGGCACTGTTCGTTCCCTTGAGCGTGTCCAAGATCTCGTTCAGAGATGCGATCTCCTCGGTGTGATCCGCGTAGTCCAGGCGCTGGGTGGTGACGAAGGTCATGGCAGGATGTAGATCTGTCGCGGCACGGGACCTGGCGTGAAGGTGAGCCCCGAGTCGTAGAGCCCTGCGATGATCCCCGCCCAGTTGGCCGCAGCGGCCATCGTGGCCGAGAACGGATTGCTGGTGCTGGCGGCGGCCTCGATGGCGTAGAAGAACTGCGATTGGCCTGAATAGAACTCGTTCCAGCCGGAAAAGCCGCTCGTGATGTAGCTCGTGGAGAGGTTCGAGGCCAGTAAGATCTCGTTCGCGTAATTGGTCGACACGGGCGTCATGCTGACCGTCGCGGTGGAAGTGCCGCTGAAGTTCGCTTCGACCGGCACATCGATGGCTGGCACTCCTAAGAACCCTTGCACCCCGAAGCAGGCGATCACCAGAGAGTCCCCGACGTTACCAGCCACCGTGACTGTCGCCGCCCCCGGCGTGCGCACGTTCACATACCAGAACGAGAGCACCCCTCCCAGCGTCGAATTGTAGTTGCTGTAGATCTTGGTGTAGGTGCCGTTCAGGTTGTCGGACACCGAGAGCGTGTGATTGCCGCTCTTGTCCTGCACGCCCACGATGCCGACGTTGCCGATCGCGAGTGACGCTTCATAGACCGTCGTCGCCGGAGACGTGCCGTTGTTAACGTAGTTAGCACTGCTCG